GCCATGCTCACCGGTAAATATACTACTCGCCAACCCGAAAGGGCTGGCTTCGCATGCGGAAAGGCTGACTGTCGAAACAGCCAGCCAATCCGCTTTGCGGATTACTTGATAGCAGTAACTATCAGGGTCTCAGACCAGACGCCCTTGGCGTCTGCTTTGTTCTGTAACCAACCTTCCATGCTGATACGAGGGCGAGTTCCCTTCGGGAACGAGACCTTGGTGTTGTTCGCAACAGCGAACAGATCTGCTGGCAGAGCAGCGATTACGACTGCGTCGAAAGAGCGGAACGCTTTCGAGGTGGTGTAACTACCGTCTTGGTTGCTGTCTACGATGAACCCGGTGATGTACTGATTGCCGTTCTTAGCAATTCCAAACTTGAGGCTGCTAAGTTCTGCGTTGGTGAAGTTAACTGAGTTTGCCATTCTTTCTCTCCTTGTTCTGACCGCCTGTTTGACGGTTCAGGTCATCCAGTTTTGGCAGACTGAGCAGGTTCAGTCATAGTGCGAGCGTGCTAGAGCAGCTTCGCTGCTCTGCGACCACTTGACGGGTTCTGCTCTGCCTGCCAGGATGTTCTGAACCGTCAGGCGGTCAAGGAGAGAAGGCAAACAGTAACTTCACGCAGAACCGCAGGCTCAGGAATTGCTGGCAATCAATCAGCGGGGGCTGAGTGGCAACCAGTAGTTACGGCACTGAGAGTTCCGATCACGCAGGCGTTGCTCTGCGCAGATTGGCTAACACCGAGTGCCGTCTGAAGGACGGCGTATCAGCGGAAGGTGGTTCAGAGCAAGGGTAGTCTGAACCTGTTACTGCTAGCAAGGTAGGCTGGCTGTGAGACCAGCCGTTTTAATTGCTAGCCCGTGAGGGGCAGTTATTTACTGTGACAGGGCGCAGGACGAGCACGTGTGCGAGGACTGTAGTCCACAGCACAACCCCTGCTACTGTACAAGTAAGCCAGCCAGTGTCTTGACCGGGTGGTTATTAACTGTCCAGTGAATTAGTTATCGTATCTCCCATTATAATTTTCCGTGACCATAGTGACACCTCTGCCCTAAATGTCTAATTCTGTACAGTATTCTGGTGACCTTAGTCACACTTTAAAGAAAGTTTTAAATAATCTGTTCGTAATGGCTGTTTGAACGGATTAATACAGTATAGAGCAGAAAGTTCTTAATCCTGTATTCGCAGGCTTTTATATAGCCTGCTCATACAGTTACAGTACAGTAGTTATACAGACTGCTGCCGCGGGAAAGTACTACCTACTCAAGGGACAATAATGGCAGGAAATGGATTTGGCAAGGGTGAGACGCACTTTAAAGTAAAGGCTCTAGCCGAGGCAAAAGAGAAAGTACTATCCCTCGTAGAGGCTGGGGCAACCACCCACCAAGCTATGACGGCAGTCAACAAGAAGCCAGATACTATCCGTCAGTGGTTACTGCGTGACTCGGACTTCGCAAAGGCTTTAGCCGAAGCGAAGGAGCGAGGTGAGGCAACTTCGTTGTCGAGCATTGGTAAAGACAAGCAGGACCTAAACTTCTCAGAATTTTCAAAAATTTTTTTAGGGCAGACAGTCTTCCCCCATCATCAAGATTGGGTAGACCTACTAGAGGGACGGCAACCTTCTTGGCTTCATGAGTCCATGATTTATGAGCCAGCAGAACGGCATAGGCTCCTGGTCAACGTACCACCGGAACATGCCAAGTCCACCGTCATTACGGTGAACTACTCGACCTACCGCATCGCTCTAGACCCTAACGTTCGAATCATCGTAGTTTCGAAGACCTTAGTCAAAGCACGTGAATTCGTGTACGCAATCAAGCAGCGCTTGTCGCATCCAAGATGGCTTAAGCTCCAGAATGCTTATGGACCTGAGGGTGGCTGGAAACAAGACGCAGACACTTGGCGAACTGACACGGTATACCTTGGGGGCGATGCGCGTAACTCCAGCGAAAAGGACCCTACCATCCAAGCACTCGGTATGGGTGGACAGATTTACGGCGCTCGCGCCGATTTAATTATTCTAGACGACGTGATTACCACAGCCAACGCCCATGAATGGGACAAGCAAATTAACTGGCTACAAAAAGAAGTTATCACTCGTCTAGGCAAGAACGGTAAACTGCTAGTAGTCGGGACGCGAATTGCAGCCAATGACCTGTATAAAGAACTCAGAAATCCTAAGCACTGGTCAGGTGGTCGTAGCCCTTTTACTTACATGGGCATGCCTGCGGTTTTGCAATTTACGGATGACCCGAAAGACTGGACGACTCTTTGGAAAGAGAGCGACGTCCCGTGGGACGGGGACGAAGACATCCCAGCCAATGAAGCTGGCTTCTATCCAAAATGGGATGGTCCTTCCTTATTTAAGCGTCGTTCAGAAGTTACACCTAGCACGTGGGCTCTCGTCTATCAGCAAGAGGACATCCAAGAAGATTCCGTCTTCCCTCCAAGTCTGGTACAGGGAAGCACAAACGGGGCTAGAAGAGTCGGACCTTTAAAGCCTGGAGCGGTAGGACACCCTAACCACTTAGAGGGTTACACCATTGTTGGTATGGACCCAGCCATCGCTGGTAAGACTGCGCTCGTTGCCCTTACCTATAACAAAGCGGATGGAAAGATTTATGTTCTCGATTGTCTCAACATGGCAGAAGGTAACTACCAAAAGATACGGGCTGCTATTGAGGCTTACGTTGAACGTTACCGACCTCAAGAGGTTCGTATTGAGATCAACGCATTCCAGAAAGCCTTTGAACTCGACGAAGATTTACGGAACTGGCTCGCAGGGCGAGGAGTTAGACTTAACTCTCACTTCACCGGCAAGAACAAATGGGACACTACATTCGGCGTGGCTTCTATGTCAGCGTTATTCGGAACAATGCGAGACGAGAAGCACCAGAAGAACAACCTCATTGAGCTCCCATCTAGCGATGGTAGCGAAGGCATCAAAGCTTTAGTACAACAACTCATCACGTGGAAGCCAGACTCTAAAGGTCCTACCGACTGCGTTATGGCTTTATGGTTTGCGGTCATACGTGCCCGTGAAATGATTCAAAAAAATACCAATGTGACTCCATACCTCAACAACCGTTGGGCTACCAGGTCTCAGATGGAATCAAGATACTCAATCAACTTAGACGACGCTTTTGCAGAGCAGTGGTCTGATACCTTCGGATAGGAATTAACTATGGCAATTTCAAAAGTTCCACAAGACAATGTAACAATCGTTGGACGTTCGCCATTAGCAGAGCGTGCAAGATCAGAACAAATTCTTCGTCGTGCTAAAGAAGAAGCTCCAATTAAAAAACTTAACCCTCAAGGTAAAACTATGGGACAAATTGCTGGTGAAGTTCGTTCATCAACCCTTCAAGGTGCAGGCGGTGTCCTAGGTGGACAGCATGCTGGCGGACACTCAGATGTTTCTGCCGCTATTAAACTAGGCGGCTTTACAGTCAAGACTCCTGTTATCAAGCCTACCTCTACAAAGAATAAGTAATTTACCTTTCTAAGGACAACTAGATGTTAACAATTCCACAAGTAGTATCACGCGTACAGTCGTTGCGCTATCGCAACACTTCACGTGATATGCGTAATCAGGACGTCCAGATGGTACGTCAGGGAAAGATTTCACAAGTCTACCCTAACTTCTTTCCAGATGGTATTGACCAAAACGTAGTCGCCAACTTCATTGACGTTGTTGCCCGCGACCTTGCGGAAATGATTGCACCTCTGCCAGCAATTAATTGCTCGGCAGTTAACCAAACTTCAGACCGTGCCCGTACCTTTGCAGATAAGCGTACTCGCATCGCCTCGAACTACTTCCGTCATTCAGAGATGGAAGTTAACATGTTCAATGGTGCGGACATGTTTGTTACATATGGATTCCTCCCTTTCATTATTGAACTGGACGAGGAAGCAAAGCTGCCACGCATACGCCTAGAAAACCCAGTCGGAGCTTATCCGGAGTTTGATCGCTACGGTCGGTGCATAGCCTTTGTTAAGCGTTACTCGATGACGCTAGGAGAACTGGTCGCCCAGTTCCCTGACTTTGAACGCCAAATCCTAGGACCTAGTGGTTACAAGCAAGATATGAACGGCATGCTTGAAATGATTAGGTACTACGATAAAGACCAAAGCGTTCTTTATTTACCATCCCGCTCTAACTTTGTATTGAGCCAAGCACCTAACCCACTGGGTAAGATGATGGTTATCATTGCAAAGCGTCCAAGCGTTGATGGCGAACTACGTGGACAATTCGACGACGTGCTAGGTATTCAGTTACTGCGTAACCGATTTGCTCTTATGGCTATGGAAGCCGCAGAGAAATCCGTTCAAGCACCAATCGTATTGCCTAACGATGTACAAGAACTACAACTTGGTGGAGATGCAGTTATTCGTACTGCTAACCCAGCAGGTGTACGCCGTGTTGCTTTGGAAATTCCAGCCGGCGCATTTAATGAGCAGCAAGTATTAAACGAAGAACTTCGTATGGGTGCCCGATATCCAGAGGCACGCAGTGGAAACATGAAGGCATCTATCGTTACTGGTGCAGGAGTTGAAGCCCTTATGGGCGCCTTCGACAGCCAGATTAAATCTGCTCAAGCTATCTTTACTACCGCATTGCGAGATGTTATCTCTCTCTGCTTTGAGGTAGATGAGAAAATATTCAACGAAGAAAAGACTATTCGTGGAACTGATGCTGGTTCCCCATACTCAATTACATATTTGCCAAGCAAAGATATCAAGCAGGACTATTCTGCTGATGTCCGTTATGGCATGCTTGCTGGTCTTAACCCAGCACAAGGACTTATTTTTATGTTGCAGGCATTGGGCGGAAAACTAATCTCCAAAGACATGGCTATGCGTGAATTGCCATTT